AATTGATGCTTGGGACTTGGGGTTCTCACTGGGAAACACAGTAAAATATATTTCAAGAGCAGGGAAAAAGAATAAGGAAAAAGAATTAGAGGATCTTAAAAAGGCATTGTGGTATTTACAACACCATATTAGTAACTTAGAAAATTAAGGTTTGATTAAGACACTATCACCTTCTTTTATATCATATTTGTCACAATCACCACCATTAATTTCTAAAATTAAATCACCCTCACCTTGATATGTTTGACATTTTTCTTTATCACAAGGTGGACAATCCTTATGTATCTTTGAAACTTTCATATCCTTTATGAAAATAATGTCCAAATGAGTTTTACAATTTTTCATCCAAAAAGAATGTTGTCCTGGTTTCATAACAAACAACATTCCATTAGTATCATTATCAAAGGAGTTATTCATCATACCTCGTTCAATATCCTTTTCGGAAATCATTGTAACAACATTAAACAAATTATTATTAATTATTACTTCATTCATATTTATAAATAGTAAGTTATGACAGATTTTAAAAGATATTCCGGAATACTATTAAAAAATAAAGACAAGGTCTTATTATGTAAACGTTCGCCTGAAGAATCATTGGCAAATCAATGGTCATTACCTTCAGGACATATTGAAGGTAAAGAAACACCTTCTGGTGCTGCTCTTAGGGAATTTTATGAAGAAACCAATATCAAATTAAAAAATGACATTGATTTAGTTGGATTCATAAACAAATATAAAAAAGACGGAGTAACAAAAAGAGGTATAATGTATGTGTTCAAATCAGAAACAAACACGGAAATTTTACCTGATTTAGATAAAGCTAAGGATGGTCACGAACATACAAAATGTAAGTATTTTAGTAAAAATGAAATACCGGTGGGTAAAAATAATGAACAATTATTAGAAATAATTAAAAAAATCTTTAAATAAGTTGATTTTTAGTAAGTATTGTGGTATTTATATAACACAAAACCTAATCCGCCTTCTTCTTAAAATAATAAAATGGTTTAGTTTTAAAACCCATAAAATTTGTAAAAAAATATTTGTGGGTTTTTTTGTTTTATAAGAATAAAATATCTATATTTGTGGTATGAATAAGACAGGATATAATATTAGAGTGATAAACGAAAAGATGGGAGAATTCATCAACGAGACATTTGTTGACCAACTACAATTTAAATTGTTTTTAAAAATGGTACACGGATGTATTGAATTGGGTGAAGACCTATCATTCTTTAATGGGGATACTTTTTTAGTACACATACCAAATAAAATTCTTAAGGATAGTGTTGTAATTACCACAACTAAAGAGGTAAGTATTGTTGAACAAGTTAAAAGCAAAATTGAGGCTTTTGTGACTAAATAATTTAGTGTATTATGAAAAATGTTTTTTATTTAATTTTAGTGGTTTTTGGGTTAATGTCTTGTACAAAAGAAAATATCGGACCACCAAACCCACCACAACCAATTATAACGGATAGTACAACTATTGACTCAACCTATAAACTGGTTAATCAGACCTGGGTAATCACCGGGTACCGAATTGGAGAAATAGGAGGGATTATCCCAACTTCAGATACTGTTAAATTTAACACAATAACCGGTTATGAGTTTAACGGAAATCCTGCAACATACTCGTTTTATACAACGGCATCTGCATATAATTTAACAATGAACTATACTCCGTGGGGTAATTTAAGTGGAACCATTTATGAAGGTAATCTTATTTATGGTAGTATAATAGGGTTGAAATTTAATGACATTACATTTGGATCCTCAAATCAAACTAACTATTATTTGTGGATGTTTAGAATTTAGTTTCCTTGTTCTATAAAAACAAGGTGGTGGAAGATCGACACAATCCTTGTGCGACCCTATAAAAGGAATCAGAAATGATTCCTTTTTTTTGTTTTATTAAAAAATTATTCTTAAATTTGTCTTATGGAAAAAGTATTATATATTGTTAGAGGAATTCCTGGGTCAGGGAAATCAACATTCGCCAAAACATTGGGGGGACAACACTATGAAGCAGATATGTTCTTCATTAATGAGAATGGGGAATATAATTTTGATTTTACTAAAATTAAAGATGCTCACCAGTGGTGTCAGGGTTTTGTTAAGTCGGATATGATATTGGAGTACCCAAAGATTGTTGTATCAAACACATCAACTCAAGAATGGGAAATGGAACCGTATTTTAATTTGGCAAAAGAATTTGGGTATTCCGTTTTTTCTGTTATTGTGGAGAACAGACACGGAGGAGTAAACCAACACGGAGTTCCGGAAGATAAAATAGAATTAATGCGTAACAGATTTCAGATTAAATTATGAGTTTTAAAAAAATATTAACGTCAGGAAAAGTGTGGATAACATCGGACACTCACTTTGGACATAAAAATATTGTACGAGGAACTACTAATTGGAGAACCCAGGACGGTGAAGTACCAGTAGATTCCACAAGGGATTTCCAAACGATTGAACAGATGAATGAACGTTTGATTGATGGTATAAATCATTTTGTGGGTCAGGAAGACACTCTAATTATGTTGGGTGATGTTTCGTTTGGTGGGTTTGAAAACATTGGAATATTCCTTGACAGATTGGTATGTAAAAACATTCACCTTATTCTTGGAAATCACGATCACCACATTGAAAACAACCGAGGAAATATTCAGAGTAGATTCTTAAGTATAAACCATTACCTGGAGGTTAAAATAAATGATGCGAGTTTTGTAATGTGTCATTATCCACTCCAAAGTTGGCACGGACTTAACAAAGGTGTAATCCATCTTCACGGTCACGTTCATTTACCAGAAAATAGAAAATTTGGTAATGGTAGAAGAATGGACGTAGGTGTTGACGGAAACGGTATGGACCCGTATAGTATTGATAATATAATTAAAATGATGAATAAAAGACCTGTAGGGTCAGATATGTCAGGTGACCATCACCTGGATGGATTGGTTGGGGTTGTGGGATAAATCACAACTCCATTATATTTATTAATATGGGAAAAATTATCATAACAGAAAGCCAACTTAAACTAATTAAAAAAACATTTTTAATTGAGGCGGTTGGAGTGCCAGAAAATATTATGGAATCCGGTAAAAAATTATATAAAATAGTATCAGAATTTTTATATAACATTGATAGTAAAGAAGAAAATTATAGCACCAACATTAATGATGTTGATTTAGTTGTTTCTGATATTGTTTTTGATGAAATAAATTTAACTATAAACGTTGAGGAAGATGAAGATTTTCCATATGAAAAACCTGTTATTGCTGCAATGGGAGTGGGAAATGAATTTGGTTTTGATAATGGTATATTATTGCAAATAAATAGGGAGAGCACTACAATAAATTTAGCCATAAATTTTATTGGTCCTGAAGAATGGGAACCAAGTGATTTATATGATGAGTTCACAAAAGAAAAGGTTAAAACTACATCTATTATGTCTCACGAAATAATGCATAGGTTTAATAAACAAAAACAAAGAACTGATTTAATTGGTAGAGGTGCTGAATATCAGGTATATGCGTCTAGTGGTTTAAATTTTGGAATACCGGTAATAGATGATTTTATGAGGCATAGTTATTATATACAAGGTGTTGAAAATTTAGTTAGGCCTCCTGAAATTGCAACCAGAATGATTGAAAATGGGATAACAAAAGAACAGTTTTATGAGTTTTTAACCAATGACGAAACATATGTTGAATTAAGAAAAATAAAAAATTTCTCCTATGAATATTTAATTGAAAAGTTGTATGAACAAATGAATCGAATAGACGCATTACTTAATCACGGTGGTGTTGATATTGATGGAATGGATGAAAAAACAAAAATAAATTTTGTTCTGAGATTAGTTTATATAAACTTAGTAAATGCCAAAGTTGATATCTTCGATAAGTTCTTTTATTCCGCATCAGAACAAATATCAAATATGTTTGGGGGACTATTTGGAGGTACCGTTAGTAAAGATAAAGATAAAGTAAGAAATAAATTTATTAATCACGTTATTAAATACCAAGACAGAGAGATGGACTTCTTTAAAGATGAGTGTGAAAGGTTTAATTATGAGTCAACAAAACTTATGAAAAAAATATCCAAAATATATTCACTTATTCCTGATAAGAAAGAACAAACAAACGAATCTATATTAAATTGGGATCTACACCAGAAACTTATGGAAAAAAAATATGGTAGAAGACCAATCCGTACCTCATATAATTTTAAAAAATAAATTAAATCCCTTCTTTACGGAGGGATTTTTTGTTTTATTAAAAAAACTTTTATATCTTTGTGGTATGAATATGACAGATTTTAGAGATTCCGAGAAGTTTTTATTATCCTTGAACGTTGGTGAAGGTTATAATGATATTGTTGTTACCAAAAAAACAAAAAAAAGGATATACCTATCAAACGGAAAAATTGTTACCATTAAAAATGGTGGTGGTTTTTTATATTTGGATTCCGCCAAAAACGGTATTAATCAAATTCTCAGAGATATTGAGGGGTTTTTAATTTATAAAATTCATTGTTAATGAAAAAACCCTGTAAAGAATGTCCCCACTTTGTTAGTAATCGTCACAACGATATGATTGTTGATTTTGCTGAAAGGACCGGTAAGAAACACAATTGTCATATGACAGAGGGAAAAAAAGATTTGTGGAATGTTAAAGATAAAAAATTAGAATGTTATGGATCAAGAAAAAATAACTAAATTTGGAACTTACGTGGAAACTGAAAGTGCAACAAAAATAACCGGTGATAAGATCACAAGGTTTGTTGAGAGATTGAAAAAAATTGGTATTGATGTAAAACTATCAGGAAACTTCCCTTGGGTTTATATTGATGAGATCTGTGGTAAAAGAGTAACTGAAAAGTTTGAGGCAAATCACGGATTTACTTTAATATTTCTTCCAGGAAGAAACGATAGTCCACCATCTGAATTTACAGACATTACAGAAATTTTTAAACTAATTAGAAAATACGCAAAATGAACTTAGAAAAACTAACAATGGACGAACTTATTTCATTACGAAATAAAATTGAATATAAAATAAATTCTTATGAAGATGGTTATTTGTATATCTGTTCTGTCCGTCAGTTCGGTAGTGTCTGGGAAGAAAGACCAAGTAGTGTATATGGTTTAAGAGAACTTTGTGATTCATATTATGGTGACAATGGTATTGTTGATGTTTATACCAACAACCCAAATTTAGAATTTCCTGAAATGGAGTTTGAAAATTATGGTGACGTTATGTATATTAAATCTGAAGATGATTACAGAGAGTGGATTAAACACACTAAGGCTAAAAACCTTATTGATAGTGTAACACAACGACTTGATGAGTGGGATGAAAGTAAAAATTTACCATTTAAGTATCGTCCTTCTTTTGCCCCACATTGGACAAGAGAAGATGTTAGTGAATGGGTTACAGAATTTGAAAGTAAGACATGGGATTTCACTGAACCAAGATCTATGAAGAAAAATTATCTTGAAGAAGATAGTGATAATTAAAAAAATAGTTTATATATTTGTATTATGAAATATTTAGCAATCGGTTTGATTTATTTAGGGTTCTTTGGATTGATAGGAACCGCAGTTTACTTTACAGGAAGTGGACACTGTTTATGGGCATTATTATTAACACCAAATTTAAAATCAAAATAAAATGGAAGTAGAAAAATTTGAAAAAGCAAAAAAAGTTAAAGACGATCTTGATAGGTTGCAAACACAAAAATATAAATTAGAATACTCACTTAAATCTTGTTCTTTGGGGGCAACAATTGCATATTCAAAAGGGGGTGAATACCGAAGTAAAGGTGAAATAAATATTTATAACACAGGGGCAATTAGGGAGATGTTATCTAAAGAGCTTGAGAGAGTAAATGAGGAAATAGAGTTAGTGAACAAAGAATTTGAGAATATATAAATATGGAAAATCAAAATAGCGTAGCGTATGTCGGTAAGATAGGTTCAATATCTGAAATACCAGGTGCTGACAACATAGAATTAGTAACTGTTGGTGGATGGAACGCGATAACCAAGAAAGGTGAATACAAAGTAGATGATAAGGTTGTTGTTGCAACTACCGATGCAGTGATACCACAAGCATTATCTGACTTGATGGAAGTAACTAACTACCTTCGTAAAGGGCAAAGAGTGCGTACTGTTAAACTTCGTGGAGTTTATTCTGAATGTTTGTTAATACCATTCAAATACTTGGCACCAAAATCATTGGAGAATAATGTAAATGATGGTGACGATATGATGAGTATATTGGGTGTGACTAAATACGAACCCCCAGTTAAAACTGTTCAGTTAAGTGTCGGTGGACGTAAAGTAAAATACCACCAAAACCCTAACTTCAAAGTTTACTACAAGTTCCCTAACCAGAAGAATGTACCTGATATGTTCAATGAGGAAGATGAAGTTGTTATAACTCGTAAACTTCACGGAACTAATGCACGTTACGGAATAGTTAGAAAGAAAAAACTATCTATATGGGATCGTGTTAAAATGTTCTTTGGAAATCAGTGGGCGGCATTTGAATATGTTTATGGTTCCCATAATGTTGAGAAGGGTTCTGATAGTCAAGGATTCTACGATACTGATGTATGGAAAACTGTGGCGAACACTTATGACATAAGAGGTAAGTTGTGGGATCACGTAAAAGATACTTACGAACCATCTGACTTGACTGAAGGTGTTGTTATATATGGTGAGATATACGGAGCAGGGATACAAAAAAACTACGAATACGGTTTAACTGATGTTAAATTTGCAGGATTTGATGTTGAAGTTGACGGAGTATACCAACCGTACATAAATGAAACTGTACACTTTGATTGTCTACAATTACCTCAAGTTGAATTGTTATACGAAGGTAATTGGAATAAAGAAGAACAAGACAAATACGTTTTCAAGAATAACATAGAAGGTACTAAAGTTCCTCACGAAGGTATAGTGGTTAAATCTGTAACAG